CCGTTAGTGAGGATGGTCTTGCCGGGACGAATCTCTAGTTTAGCCCCACGAGGCATACGAGAGGCATCCATAGCCATCATTGGGTGGACAGTGAGGGCTAGGGCATCGATACGGGCACGAAGCTCGGCATCCAAAGCCTTCTGGCTGTTATAGCCCTTCTCACAGATACCACGACCCCAGAAGCGAGAGGGTACTACGTCCCAAGGGAAAGCCACAACAGGGCGATCCTGCATCATGTAGGGGTTCTCTTCGATCTTGAGCAGTTGACCACCGTTGGCGATAACAACAATTACCTCAACGTAGCCTTCATCCTCTTCGTCTTCACCTTCTTCAGGTTTGACTTCTTTGGATAGCTCGTCATCCTCATCGTCCTCCATAATCGCAGCGTTATAGAGGTGACGTGGGATTAAACCGTAATACTTGGTTAGTCTAACTTTATCTTCGTCAAAAGAGGTAAGCTCTTTGTCTGCTTCAATGTCTGAATCAGTAGCGGCAGACTCAATATCAACATCGCGATAGATACCATTTTGGATTCCAATCTCTACTTGGTGTTTAGGAACAAACTCGTCAATAGCAACACCCAAGGCATCCTCAATAGAGGTGGCAACAGGGTCAATCAGGAAGTTCTGTGGCAGGATTGGGCGTAACTTGACAACCACCCGGTCTTCAATGTTAACACCAATCGCTTGCATCGCCCCATCCATGATAGGCTGCGTAGCTGGTTTCATCTCCTTGACTTCCTCAAGCACCAATTCGGCTACGGCAGTACCGTAGACAGCGGCATTGAGGATACACTCGGCTACAGCCTTGCGAGTCTTGGTAAATTGGAAGTCCTCAGACAGTTGTTCGCGCAAATAGGCGATGTCTTGAGGGTTTTGATCGTTGCGGTCATCACGAATGTCAAACCACTTACCGCGACCGAAGGTAGCCTCTTCAACTTCAGCGACTGAACTCTCAACGGCTTGTTGTAGGGCTGGTGAGATGAGACGTGAACGCTCTGAGTCACGGGTTTTGTCCTCTGCTGCCCAAATACCACGCCAGAGACGGTAGTACTCGTCAAACTTCTGCTCGTAGTTAGCACTGTAGTGGTCGCGCCATTGATCTACTTTGTCAATAACCCACTCTTCAACCTGTTGGTTGGTGTACTTCTTATCGTCATCCATATTAACACTTCCACTTCTTTAATGCTAGGGCTTTGCGGGTAGGGCTACCGTCGGGGTTCTTCATTGGGCCTTTTACACCGCCCATACGCGCACAGAAAGAATCTTTTCTGGCTCCACCTTCTGGTTGAGGCCGCTTTAAATTACTTCCCGTAGCCGCGTTGATGCGTTTACGGCCTGATTCGGACAAACCACCTGTAGGGTTCTTATCCTTCTTAGTGAGGGATACTTTTTTGTTAGCCATCACTTACCTTTCTTAGGCGGGGCATGTGTTAACACCTTACTAGATGGTGTATGCTTCTCACCCGTCATTAAAGTCTTCCCTGACTTGTGTGTTTTACCCGTATACACTTTGCCGTTGGGGAGATAATGAGTTTGATTCTTAGCCATCACTTACTCTTCTTAGGTTTCTTGGCTGTCTTAGCAGATTCTTTGAAATCAGCAGCACTAGGAGCACCTTTACTACCAACTTTACGCATCTTTTCACCACTACCAGCGGCTATGCGTTTCTTCTTGGCGTTAATATTTGCGTATAATCCGTTTGGCATAGTTAATATCCTGAAATTGTGTCTAAGTACTCGTACTCTTCCTCTTCAAAGTCAAAAACATAGGCTACTTTTGCAAGTTGCTCAATGTAAGACAGTGCGTCAGGCAAGTCATCATGTACTAGCTTGTTTGGAAATTGGAATAATTGGTCTAGGAACTCGTTGTTCCAATCACCTTTGTTGAGGGTGACGTAACCATTCTCAAAGCGCCCTTGCAGCGCCCATACAACACGGTCAGTCTTCTTCTTATTACCGTGTGATAGCTCGTCAACCCTAAAGAATGTCTGGGTTCTCTTCATTATGTCGGTCATGTAGGGCATAACCGCCTGTTTAGCGATACCCTTCTCAATACCGACAGCTACAGGCTCGTACTTGGCAACAGCATCGAATATCTTCTTAGCTGTTTCCTTGACATCCCACCTGCCGTAGATAATCTCTGCCACCCACCAACCCTTCTCGTTGGCTTTTACAATGGCTAGGGCAGTGGAGTCCAGCCTAGAGTTCTTAGCGCCAGTAGACCCCTCAGCCTCAAAGCCAGCCAAGTCAACCGCTATGTAGAAGTCACCCTCTTTTGGCTCTTCTTCGTCAAACTTCACCCACTCTTCTTTGAATAACTCGCCACCTGCTGCCTCGAAAGATGCCATAAACTCCTGCCGGAATGCAAATGAGGACATGCTTTTCTTAGCTGCCTCAATTTCTTTAGGGTCAAGTAGCGGGTTGTCGAATGAAGAAAAGTGAAAAGACTTGAATGTCTCATCTTCGCCTTTTAAGCCGTATTGATATAAATCGTAGAAGTGGTTTCGACCCATCGGTGTACCAATAAACATGGCTTTACCTTTTAAGTCGGCTAGTGCAGGGCGTAGGATTTGCTCCCACACCTCTGGTTTCATGTCAGCGTACTCGTCCATGACCAAGAACTTTAGGCTAACACCTCGCATTGTTTCAGGGCGGTCAGCACCCTTTAGAGAAATCGTTGCACCATTGATAAGCTTAATCTGCAAGTTGTTAATATGGCTACCTGTAATGACAGGATGCCCAACCTCCAGAATAGTTTGCCACATGATGTCACGAGCTTGACCTTGCGTAGGAGCAACATAGAATACATGACCTCTCTCGCTTTGTAGCGCTTCAACTATAAGGCGGTAAGCCGCTAACCTACTCTTACCTGTACGCCGACCAGCCGCTACCACATGGAAACGAGTTGTGTCAGCCCATACCGTCTTTTGCCACGGTAACAACTCAATCTTTAAATCACTCAATGCCTGTTAGGTAAACGGTCTTTTTACCTTCCTTAACAGCGCGGAGCACTTGGTTGTTATTCTCACCCTCTTCGAATGAACAGTGAACCCAACCCGAGTTCGGCTGACCATCTTCGTAAAACTCTAGGATGAGTTGTTTAAAAGTAAGGTTATCAATAATCCATTTGGCTAACTGCTTGTTGTCCAAACCCGGAACCTCGAAGTCCGCTGCACAACCCTTACAGTGGTCGCTTGTGGTACTCCCACCAATCGCCCTGTTTAACTCAGGGGAACGGTAGCCACTGGTGATGGTAACAGCCCCATGTGAGTTCCTGACCTTCTGTAGCACCATGTCGCACAGGGTGGTTAAGTTGCTTAACACCTCATTGCTTGGTGTGTTGTCGATGCTCTTGCGAATTGCCGTATCACTTTTAGTTAACTCTTGGAGGCTAAAATTGCGTGAAAGTTTCATTATTTTTTCCTTAAATCTATAATCTTTTCTAACGTGCGACCACCGAAGTAGAAGGACATGATTAACATACCCCACTGACCTAGTAACTCGACGTAAGCGCTATTGGTGTTCATATTGAAAGCACTCATAATAGCAAACACAAAATAACCTATAAGGATGGCTATCAGTGTCATGGGTCGTATGTTTTTGGATAACCAACTGTCGCTGGTCATATCAGAGTTTAACCTAGCTGTGAGGTTATTCTGCTCTGTTTCGTATAGCTTTGTCTCGTTAGCTAACTTTGTTAACTCACCCTCTTGGGCTAACCGGGCTAACTCTATTTGCGCTTTCGCCTTAGCCTCTGGGTCTGGGATAAGTTTGTCAATTAACTTACCACCTATATTAAGTAATGAATCAAGTACCATTTACATCCTCCACGTCGGTATATTCGTCAATTGTAACTGACTCGCCAACACCGCTAATGGTGATGTTAACAGAGGGACGAGAACCACCTTCCCTGTCTTTCTCGAAGTAGGACATGGGTAACATACGGTCAACCAAAAGCTTCCACGCCGCTGCCTGATTCTTGTGCTCATCGTCTAACGCGGCATCAAGGATGGAGTCTAACACCTTGCGGGATTTAGGCGAAGCCATCAACCGAGCCTTAAACTCCTCGATGGCTGAGGCATCCCCTTTAGGTCTACCAACTGGTCTTTTCTTAACTTCGGCTAACCTATCTTTCGATGGTCTACCTTTCTTCTTTACTGGATTATCCATTGCTGGTTCCCCTATGTAGCACTAACTAGGCTATATAGACTACATACTGTTTAGTGCTAGTTAGTCTATATAGCTATGAACTATGAGGTAGTGGTTAACCATTTTTAGTAACCAGAAACATCATACCCTATATAGTACACAGTATAACACACTTTTGCTATTTTGTCAAGTCTTTTCTTCACTTTTTT